CTCCGCGGCATCGGGCGCAACACAGCCTATGAGCTGGTGCGCAGCGGCAGGCTCCGCAGCATCCGCGTCGGTCGGCAGGTGCGCATCCCCAAAAACGCGCTGATCGAGTTCTTGGAGGATACCGAGAAATAGAGACCTAAGTCTCTCAAATAAAGCTTTGCATTTCTGCTGCGCAGGGCGTATCATATTATTTAGGTATGTCCTGCGCGGCGGAAAGGAGGATATATGTCGCGCAAGAATGAAAATAAAAAAGGCGCTAACGGCGCCGGTTCTATCCGAAAGATTACAACCACTCGCAACGGAAAAGAATACACTTACTGGCAGGGGCGCTATACCGAGGGGTACGACGCTTGTACCGGCAAGCAGATCCAGCGCAGCATCACGGGGAAAACGCAGAAGGAGGTCGCGCAGAAGCTTCGGCAGATCACAGCCGAAATTGATGCAAAGACCTATGTTGCTCCCTGTAAGCTCAGCATATCCGAATGGATGTCCATATGGGCACAGGATTACCTTGTCGGGGTCAAGGCTTCTACCGCATACCTTTACAGGCGCACCATTGAGTTATATATCGACCCGCATCTCGGTCACATCCGTCTCGACGCACTGAATGCTCACACGGTGCAGCATTTCTACAACGAGCTTGCCAAGCCATCAAAACCTGATGCTGCTCCTCTCTCCGCAAAGTCCATCAAGAACATTCACGGCGTGCTGCACAAGGCGTTGAAGCAAGCTGTTCTGATTGGCTATCTTCGTACAAACCCGACCGAAGCGTGCATTCTCCCACGCATCATCAGAAAAGAGATGCACCCCTTGGAGGAAGATCAGGTCGCTGTGTTTCTGCGCGAGGTGCAGGGGCATCCGCACGAATACCTCTATAAGATTGCTCTGTTCACTGGCCTGCGCGAGGGTGAAGTGCTCGGTCTCGGTTGGGAACACATTGACTTTCAGGCAGGTACTCTCACGGTAAAACGACAGCTTCGCAGGGAGCAGAAAAAGGGCGGAGAGTATTACTTCTCTCCGCCAAAGAATAACAAGAGCCGCTGTCTGACGCTGGCCCCCTCGGTGATTCAGTTGTTCCGACTTCAAAAGCTGGAGCAAAACAGTATGAGAATGGAGGCCGGCGATGCATGGGAAGAGCACGGCCTCATATTCACCAACCAAACCGGCGGCTATCTGTCTTATCGAACTGTGTACGACTGCTTCAAGCGTATCGTCCGAAACATCGGCGCACCGGCCACGCGCTTCCACGATCTGCGTCACACCTTCGCCGTTGCCTCTATCAAGAGCGGCGACGACATTAAGACCGTGCAGGAAAATCTCGGTCACGCCACCGCAGCGTTTACATTAGACGTTTATGGACACGTTACGAAGCAGATGAAGCAGGACAGTGCAGAGCGTATGGAGCAGTTTATCAAGAGCGTTTCGGATGCTTGAGGGACAATAAGGCTAAAAATAAGGCTAAACAGGGTTTCAGGGCAACAAAAAAACCTTGAAGCCATTGAAGCTTCAAGGTTTTTCCATGGTGCGCGGTACAGGACTCGAACCTGTGACCCCATGCACGTCAAGCATGTGCTCTACCAGCTGAGCTAACCGCGCGAACCGAACACGACTATATTACCGCACTGCTGTTCATTTGTCAACACTTTTTTCGCGGAGCAGACAATTTCGAAAATGCTATCAATAAGAGTAACAAAGGGAAATCCCTTGTTACTCTTATTTTTTTGTCGCAATCGGAGGTGAAAAAGCCATGAGCGAAAAATACATTAGCCCCGCCGAACGGGAGTATATCGCCAAGGCGTGGCGCAATTACGCGAGTGTGGCGGAGATCGCCACGCACCTGGGGAAATCCAGAAAAACGATCTACGCAGAATTACGGAGAGGCCAGGACGGTGAAAAGCTGGACCGGAACCAGCGCCCTGTCTATGACCCGGAACTGGCGCAGCGCCGTTTCCAGGCTAACCTCCGACGCAGAGGCAAGCCCCAGCAGGCGGGCACCTGATACGGAAGAATTGAAAAGGAGATACAACGCGATGGGCAAAAGGAAAGAAATCAAGTTCTTGTGCAAGGACGGGCAGACGCGAGAGGGGCGCCAGGACGGCGTAATGTTCTGGATCCGCAAAGATCAGAAGCGAGAGCAGGACGGCCTCCCGGCTTTCTATGTGGCGGCCAATGACATCAAGGGCAAGGGCCGAACGATTTACACAGCTGGGCATGAGTATTTCACCCTGGAGGGCGCAAAAGAACTTTGCCAGCAGATCATGGCCGGAGAGGCCAACCTGGCGGAACGAAAAGCCAGATACGCGGCGGAGGACATAGAAAAAGAACGGCGGGCGGTTGCGGCTGCCACCGAGCAAGCCAAGGCTTTCCGGGACAAGCTGGAGGCCGCCGGGATCTCCTATCACGAATTGATGGCGCTGGAGCAGGCACATGAGGACCTGGGCAACATGGCACACAATATCCTGCTGGGCTGGGAGAATGGGGAGGGTTTTCCGCATGAGTGAAAACACTATGCTGGTGCCGCAGATGGGCATAAACATGGAGCAGGCCACGGCAAACTGTGAGGAACTGGCCAAGGCGATCCACGAGATTACGGCGGGCGTTCTGACCACGGTAAACAGTTTCTGCAGATGGATCCAGCGGGTGGCGGCGGAGGTGGCAGCACAGCAGGAAATGGAAACGGCGCTGCGCTGGGCGTCGGTTGACAACCGCCCGCTTTATAACCGCTACCGCCACACCAAAAAGAAGCGGATCCGCAAGAAGTACGCCAAGCGGATCCTGGAGTGGTACAGAACGGAGGTGGCCCCGTGTTGAGGCTGAAAGCCAACAAAACCAGCCTTTACAATCTGGTGGCGACATACAAGCCCCTGCCGGGTATGCGCCGCGTGGATTTCCAGAAAGCGAATGGCCGCCCGGATTACTGGCTGGAATGGACGACGGACGACGGCCACACGAAAGCGTTTCTTTCCTCCTCCCTGGGGCACCCGATCCTGACGATCACGACGCACGACGCGGCGGGCGGGCAACTGTACCATGAGGCGCACCGCCTTTCCGTTGAGGGACTGCGGGAGCGCGGCATGGTGGAGGAAGTCAACACCGCCATGGAGAGGAGGTGGCAGGCACATGGCAGAGCGTAACGACATGACCGCGGCCCTGGTGACGGCCTACACCTCCCCGCAGCTGGCCGCAATCAACGAATACCTGGAGGCAGAAAAGGCCGTCAGGGCTGCGGCTGAAATATTAGGGCTTGACGCGGATCTGATGATTGCGGAGGCGGAGGGGCTGGCACGGGCCACGGCCTTTTCAAACGTGGAGGCCCTTTATTTCGTGGCAGATCAAGCCGCCAGCGGAAAGCGGGAGGTGAACGGCAATGCCTGACCATATCCCCCTCCCCGCCAAGCAGTACAGCGTGATCTATGCGGATCCGCCGTGGGCATATTCCCAGGGAGGGAACACAAAAAGTTCCCACGGGATTGCAAAACAGCATTACCCAACCATGACCACCGCGGAAATATGCGCCCTGCCGGTCCGCGAAATCGTCCGAGAGGGGGCAGCCTGCTTTATGTGGGCAACGTTCCCCAATATCACGGAGGCCATAAAGGTCATGGAGGCGTGGGGCTTTACATACAAAACCGCGGCTTTCGTGTGGGTCAAAAAGAACCGCAAGCAGGGCGGCAATTTCATGGGGCTGGGTGCCTACACCCGCGCAAACGCGGAGGTTTGCCTGCTGGGCGTCACGCCGGGCTTTAAGGCCAAGACGCAGATCCGCGCCCACAATGTCCACCAGATTATAGAAGCCCCGTTCGAGGGGCACAGCAAGAAGCCGGACGAAACCCGCCAGCGGATCGTGGAACTGCTGGGCGACGTGCCCAGGCTGGAAATGTTCGCCCGCCAGAGGGCTGACGGCTGGGACGCATGGGGCAACGAAGCCCCGGAAGCATAAGGAGGACATATGAACGGAACAAGAGATCCCAAGGCTGATTTTTTGACCATTTACAAAGATATACGCCGCCCCGGTGCGGACAAGCTGCTGGCATGGCTGGCAAGCACGGACTTTTTCACGGCCCCGGCGGGAGCCAAACACCACGGCGCCCATGCTGGCGGTTTGGTGGTTCATAGCCTGAACGTCTGGAGCCGCCTGCGTGAAATCACGCTGCGGGACACCATCGACGGAAAGACAATTCTGGATCTGACGCCGGAAACCAACGAAACCGTGGCGATCCTGGGGCTGCTGCATGACGTGTGTAAGGCTGGCGTGTACCACGCCGAAACCAAGCGCCGCAGGAACCCGGAAACGGGTGTGTGGGAGGACTACCTGGGCTATACGTTCCGGGATCCCCTCCCGCTGGGGCACGGAGAAAAGAGCCTGTACCAGATCGCCCGCTTTATCCGCCTGGAGGATCACGAAGCCCTGGCAATCCGCTGGCACATGGGAGCCTATGACGCGGCGGCACACACAGACCTGCGGGACCTGTCCGCAGCCATGGACGCAACGCCATGGGTGTGGCGGCTGCATGAGGCTGATATGTGCGCCGCCCATATTGACGAAAGGGGCACGGACGAATGACAAAGCTGTTATGTTTGCCCTGCGCCATCGATCTGGAGGCCAGGGGTAAGACTGTAAAACCCGTCGCGCAGAGGTGTGAGAAAATCACCTGTTCGGAGTGCGGACGCCGCCGGTTCGGTATCACCTATGAGGTGACCGGGCGGGCCACCAGAAAAAAGGAGGTAACGAAGAAATGAGCCAGAAAGGCGAAAAATACGCCCGCCGCATGGAGCGGCGCGTGGACAAGCTGGAGCAGGACGTGGCGGCCATCACCACCGAGCAGACCACCCAGGGGGTGCGGATCTCTGCCGTGGAGGACGATCTGGCCGTTTACCGGGCGGCGGTGTCCGCCCGTGAGTTGAAACAGGCCGCGGCGGAGATCAAGGCGGCCAAGGAGCGCAGAACCGCCCGCGCGGCGGAGCGGGAGCGCAAAGCCCGCCGGCGCAATAAGGTTCTGGCCTTTATCGCCCTGGTGCTGTTCGTTGCCGTCTGCGTGGTCATGGTGGCCAAGGCGTACAGCGAGGAACCGGCGGCGGAACCTGCCGCGCCGGAAGCGTCGGCGGCCCCGGCGGCAATACTGCCCACGGAATTGCTGTTCACCGCGGCGGCGGAGGAGGAATACATGGAGGATCCGCAGGAAGCGGAAAAGATCGAGGAGGCGCTGCTGGCGCAGGGCTATTTCTCCCTGGCGGTTCCAATGCCCTACGAATGGCAGGACTACATGAGGACGTACTGCGAGGAATACGGCTGCCCCTATCCTCTGGCCCTGGCGGTGGCACAGACGGAAAGCAATTTCGACATGGACGCCGTGGGCGCCTCTGGTGAGGTGGGGATCATGCAGTTAAACCCAGGCCCCGGCGGTTCCTACCATGCGGAGATCCAGGCGGCCACGGGGCTGGATCCCACCACCGCCTCCGGGAATATCGCGGGCGGCTGCTACAAGCTGGGCCTGTATCTGGCCAAGTATGGCAGCGTCGAAAAGGCCGCCATGGCCTACAACATGGGCGAGGGCGGCGCGAGAAGCGCATGGGACAGCGGGATCACCTCCACCGACTACTCCAAGGCAGTCAAGGAGGCCATGGAAACATGGGAATGTACGGTGAACGCCTGGGGCGGGGTGTAACCCGCGAGGCCGCCCGCAAGTATGAAACGTCTGTGACGGAGCGGGCACGGCGGGAACGCTGGCAGGCCAGCGGCTGCGCCAGAGTGGTAAGCCGGAAATATGGCACCGTCGTGGTGCCGCACGGTTCCAATTTTGCCGCCCTGCTGAACGCGGCGGAGGTTTGGGGCTGTGACTGGACAGAAATACGGGACGCAGAGGTGTGGAGGGCCGACAAGGAGGAAAGGCCGGTGCCTATGCCGCACCTTATATAAAAGGAGGGTTTCAAATGCTGATTAACGAGGGCGGGCTGATCCGCGCCATCAAAAGAGCCTACAAAGCGGGCGGGTACACCGTCCTGAACACCGGCAACGACGTGGCCATTTACACGGATCACTGGTTTGCTATGGCCAACCGCGCCCTGCTGCCGCGCAAGGTGTTGGCCACCATCGTGGAACACATGGGCATGATCCCGGAGCGAGATATGCCCACGTCGATCATTAAGGACACGGAGCCGCAGCTGGTTTTGAGAGAAACGGCGGCGGACGATATGGACCACTGGCGCGGCGGTGACCGCGGCGAGGAGGTCACCATGGTGCCGGTGATTATGCAGGGGTTCCAGATTTACCAGCCGCCTGGCGGCGGTGCCTGCTGGGGCGTTCCCCTGTACCTGGTGGACATGATCGAGCGGGATCCGGCGGAGCATATCGGCGCGGACGTGATCGACAAGGATCGCCTGCTGTGGGAGGCCGACGGCGAGGCCGTGGTGATTAACGCAGTACGGAAAGCCTGTTCCGGCTGGGCAAAGGAATGGGAGCGGGCCGTGTGGAACGCCCTGGAGGGTGTGGACCTCCACAAAGAGGAGGCCGGGCGGTGAACAACTTTGAAAGGATCACGACCTCCCCGGAGGCCCTGGGGGATTTCCTGGGCGCCCTCCCTATCCTGTCCGGCCCGTGGGACGATGATTTCCACCGGGTATTTTGTGACAGCTGCGACGCGGAGAACTGCGACGCTGAAAACTGCGCCCACCAAGCTGAACGGAATAGCCCTACCTGGTGGCTGAAACGGGCATACACCGGCAGCGGCCCGGTTAAGACCGACAGCACGAACCCATATAAGCGGCAGGCCGCAGACCTCCGCCTGGAGGCCATGCACCAGCGGGACCGTTTTGGCCGGAACCTCTTGGCCACGGAACTGGAGGAAGCGGCGGCCACCATTGAGGCCCTGGCGGCGAAATTGGAGGCGAAAGAATGAAAATACTGATCGGCGGAAGCCCCTGCACACATTGGAGTATCGCGCAGACGAAGAACCGCGAAACCGAAGCCAGCGGCATAGGCTGGGAACTGTTCTTGAATTACCGTATTGCACGGGATAAGTACCAGCCGGATTTTTTCCTGTACGAAAACAATAAAAGTATGTCGCCCGCTATCCGGGCGCAGATCACGGCGGAGTTAGGCGTGGAGCCTGTTCTGATTAACAGCGCCCTGGTGAGCGCACAGAACCGCCAGCGCCTGTATTGGGTGGGCAGGCGGAACCCGGACGGTACATACAGCCAGGTGGCGGTGGAGCAGCCGGTGGACCGTGGGATCCTCCTGCGCGATATTCTGGAAAGCGGTGTCTGCTGGAAAGAAAAAGGGTATGCCCTGCTGTCCACAACTGGAGGAACCACGGCGGACGACATGATTTCCAGACACCAGCGGAATGGTGCGGCGGAACCTGTTGCCATTAAGCCGCTGACCGAAAAAGAAATGGATTATATGGTGCGCGAAACCAAGGACGGGCGGAACCATTTTGATTTCGATTATTTCCACGACGCAACGCAGGAAAAAAGCGCCTGCGTGACGGCGAACACCCACAAGGGCGTCCCATATAACGTTCTGGTGGAGCCGGTGAGGATCGGGACCATTGAGAACGACGCAAAGAACCAGACTTTTGACAGCCAGCAATACCGTGTTTACAGCCCGGACGCCAAAAGCGTAACCCTCTGCGGGAATGGCGGCGGCCTGGGCGCAAAAACCGGGCTTTATGCCGTCCCTGTGGCTGGGCGCGTCGTGGGGCGCAGGATCAACGAGCAGGGGCACCGCGACGATTACAACGAGGAGATCGAGCGGATCCAGCGTTTCGAGGTAAACGAGGATCCGAACAAAACAAATTGCCTGTCAACCGTGGAAAAAGACAATATGATCGCCGTCCCCGTCCGCGTCGGCGCCATGCCGAACAAGGACGGCGAACTGGGCACCAGCCAAAGCCGCCGCATTTACAGCACCGACGGCAAGAGCGTTTCCCTGCAGGCAAGGCCGAACGGCGGCGGAGCCGACGGTGCGGCCACCGGCCTGTATGCCGTGCCCGTTATCCCGGACGGGAAAGGGCAGTTTGTAATTAAGGCGGCAGGCGGAAAAGAAATCCCAGTTTACGAGGTTCGCGGCGGGCGGATCACCATCAAAGGAAAGACATACCCCATTAAACTGGCAGACGGATTTTACATCATTCGCAAGTTGACCGTGACGGAATGTAAACGCCTCCAGACCGTGCCGGACACATACGCCTTTCCTGTCAGCGACACCCAGGCGTATAAAATGCTGGGCAACGGCTGGACCGTGGACGTGATCGCCCACATTATGAGCCATTTTACCGGGCTGACAGAGGAGGCGGTGGAAGTGCTTTCCATGTACGACGGCATGAGCTGCGGCCATATCGCGCTGGACAAGCTGGGCGCGGAGATCACCGCCTATTATGCAACCGAGATCGACAAATACGCCGCACAGACCACACAGCACAATTTCCCGGACACCGTGCAGCTGGGCGACGCTTTCCAAGTTCGCGCAGAGGACTGGCGCCTGCCGGAACCTGTGGGAATGGAGGCGCCCGCCAATGGCTGAAATAATCCTGACGGGCGACGCGCTGGAGCAACTGCGGCATTTACCGCCCGAAAGCGTCCATACCTGCGTCACCTCCCCGCCCTACTATAATTTGCGAGATTATGGCGCGGCGGGTCAAATCGGAAACGAGGCCAGCGTGGAGGAATACCTGCAATCGCTGGTTTCCGTTTTCCATGAGGTTCGGCGGGTTCTGCGGGCAGACGGGACCCTGTGGGTGAATATGGGCGACAGTTACGCCACCAGATCAGGAAGCCAGCCGCCGACGAATACCCGTAATTCCTGCGGACACACGGCGAAGCATACGCCACGGGGGTACAAATACAAAGACCTAATCGGCGTTCCCTGGCAACTGGCTTTTGCCCTCCGGGCAGACGGGTGGTATTTGCGCCAGGATATTATATGGAACAAATCCAACTGTATGCCGGAGAGCGTCCGGGATCGCTGCACCAAAAGCCACGAATATATTTTTCTACTTTCCAAATCGGAACGCTATTATTTCGACGCGGCGGCGATCAGCGAACCCGTTACATCAACCAAGGGCAACGCCAGGACGTTCCGCGGCGGCGGTGCCTACACCGGCGGGCGGGCACACG